TTTCTTTCTTCTTCAATTCATCTGTTTCCAGATTTATATATTCTTTCACATTGTCGAAGCCAAAATCTGATATATAAACTCGTTTCTTTTCTGTAAGACTTTTTGCATTAATAAACGTCTTACAGAACTTATCATAAGCATCATCATCCACACCCTTGAGAGAGGCCTTAATAATTGAAATCAGCTTAGTCTGTGTCTTCAGCTTGCGACTAGAAGCTTGTGGATCAATCAATGGTTCACCATTTCTTTCCTTAAACCAATTATTTAATTTGTGAAAATTATTATCATTAATTAGTGGAGCAAAATCAGATACCGTTTCTCCTTTGTGACGCAAAAAAGGTTTCATACCATCATATTGACTGGCGCTCTTAGTTGTACCATATAAACTCGTTGTCTCAAACATGCAGAATGGGCCGCCATACTTCTTATCCAGCGTATCTCTTGTCAAATGAGAACAACAAATGGCAGCAAGTAATTTACCACCAAGATAGTTAAATCCAAACGGCTGTGTTGGTACGATGATAAATCCCATAATAGTAGAGTCATTGAAGCGTTTCATAACCCCTGCATTAAGAGTATCTAATGGTTTGTCAAGAAAATTATTTCGGGGTTTAGAGTTGATAGTGGGCGAACCTAACCGAATAAATCCAACAATCTTATTAGTATTCTTTTCATATACCACCCACTTGATAGACTTGCCAGGCACAGATACCTCTACAGCATGAGAAGTTACAATTTCTAGATAATTTACAAAAATCTCTGTTGTAACTTCTCTACAAACAAAATCCATATCATTTGGATGCATAGAGAAATCATCAAACATATCATCCTGAGGCCCCAGGCCTGGCAGGGACGTTGGATAATTAGACATTCTTTCTAATTTAACTTTTCGCAGATAATCATCAATACGGCCGAAACTGCTAAAATATTCTGTAAACACACTAGCGGCATAAAGAGCATCTGTTCTATTCAGTATCATACTACATCCAAGTTGGAGCGGGCAGAGGGAATCGAACCCCCATCATCAGATTGGAAATCTGAGGTAATACCATTATACGATGCCCGCATTAACCAAAAAAATCCTCTAGCGTTCCCTGTGTTCCATAACTATCGTCAATCAACCAACTTATCTTTTCTGTTATAAACCTTAATGGCTCAACAAAACTCTTAGTGAATTGTTCATCATAGTCTATTCTGTCCACAATGTCAAGTTCCTTTGGCATAAAAGTTAGAAAAGAAAATGCACTTGCTGTATAAACATTTGGTTGTTTCATATGCAGAAATTTTATCTTATCGCCTTCCTGTATGAGAGGATATTTGTTTGACAATTTATGTTTCTTCACCAAATGGTTATATAGTATGGCTCCTTTGCAATGTATCGGAGCTCCCTTTGCAAACATACCATTAGAAGATGAAAACTTTTTAAGTCCATTTACCGAGCGTGGATAAGCAATATCCTCTGGCGGCAACTTCATAAATTCATCTCTGAACTCTTGAATAAAGTTGTTTAATTCTTTCTCATCACCTGTCATAATAATGTTCAATGCATCCTTAATCTTTTGTCTGCATACCGCTGGCGTCGATGACTTGACTGCTTCAATGCCCATGATTTTGAGTTGAGGAGTCTTATACCGAACACCTTCAATATCCCATGAATTTAAAATATATCTTTTCTTCGCAGTCCAGATTCCTTTGTCAGCAATAACTTCTCTTGACATATCCATCTTTTGTTCATAAGCATTTACAGTCTGAGCAAGAGCCGTATAACTTTTATCAATAAAAGGTTCCAGCTTCTCAGTTGCAATCTTGTCCAAGAAGGTAACAATTTTTTCTGTTTCAGTTCCCACCGAAAACACCTTGTTAATAAGCCTATCAAAAGTAATGTAAACCGAATCGGTGTCAGATGCGATAACATAGTCTTCATTCTTCGTTTCCAAGAGTTTATTGAGATAAATGTTAAGAGCTTTTTCAATCCACCGTATAGATAGTTGCCCAGATAATGTAATTCCCTCAGCGACCATAATATTAAAATACCTAAACCAATTATTCCCAATAGCACCATATGCCGAATTAAGACTAATTTTTTTAGCCATTTGAATGTTGTTATATTTTGAAATGTCCTTGAGAAGTTTGGGGTCTTTAGTGTCCTCATATTTTTGTTTTGCTTGAAGCATAAGTCTTTTATATTTTGTACGATCATCATACATAGTCTCCATAATTTCTGGCAAAAATCCTCTCTTATCTTTTCTAAAAAATGCGCCGTTTGGAGTCATACAATAATCAGTATCATTCTTTATTTCACCATTAAGTATTTTATTAACCAAACCATCTTTCTTTTCACTAGAAGAAATTAATGTCTCTGGTGAAATATTATATTGCATAATTAAATGAGGATATAAAGAATTTAAATCAAAACTCATTACCCAGTTATGCATACCAACAATAGGGTCTTTTACATATGCACCTTCATATTTCTCACCCTTTTCTGCTTTTGATTTCTGAGGAATAACAATATTCTTTTCACGCAAATAATTATATATGAGAATATCCCAATAACGAACCGAACCGAGTACATCTGTATAATTAACTTTGGCATCATAAGCCATAGTTAAACACAACTCAATTAGTTTCATTTTGTCTTCTAGTTTGTCAACCAACTCAACGTCATTTATATTATATTCAATAAAAGACTGATAATCCTTCGTATACCACTCACGAAAAGTCTCATATGGATTACCTTCTTTACGTTCTCCCAGCTCAATAAATGCAATATGGTCTAAACGATATGATTCCTGAGCGGAATAAGTAAACTTTCGATACAAATCAAAATAATCCAGTGCAGCAACACCCTGTATATCATACACTTGATGAGTTCGGCCCATCTGATAAATTTCACGATCTCTTACGCCACCCCAAGGAGACAGGCGTTTTAATTCTTTCTCACCAAAAAGTTTTTTAATTCTATTACAAATATAAGGAATATCAAAAAACTCTGAATTCCAACCTGTAACAATATCTGGCCAATATTTTTCCCAAAACACAAGAAACTCTTTTAAAAGGTGTACTTCATTTTTACATTTTATATAAGATACATCTTCACGTTCTGTTTCAAAATCACCGATACCCCAAACAACAATACGTTTACTTTGATGATTTTTGATTGTAATAGATAATAGTTCTTCTTCAGCCTTACTGGGAGAGGGAAATCCATTTTCACATTGAACCTCAATATCAATTGTAACCATGAGAAGTTTCTCTAAGTCCCAATTAACCCTATCTTTATAGGTGTCTGAAATATAAGTGTAAGGATATTGTGTATTGCCATACACAAGTTCTGATTGGTTTTTATTATTTTCTAACCACTCTTTAGCTTCTTTAATTGTATCAAAGGATATATCTGTAACGTATTCACCGTCAAGTGTTTTATAGGGAGTTTTCTCTTTTACAAAAGCATAAAGAGTGGGAGAATATCTTATTTTAGAATTAGTACGCTGACCATTTTTAATTTCACGAACAAGGAGATTATTTCCCCATTGAATTACATTTGTATAAAAATTCATATAGTAACTATATCACCTTTGGAGTTAATTGTCAAGAGTAAAATTTAAAATAAATCAAAAGCATCATCTTCAAAAGTACCATCTGATTTTACGCCGTGTTTAGTTGAAACAACAAAAGTTTTAGCTGGATTTATCATAACATTAGCACGCCTCATGAACCTCTGATTTATGAGACATTTTGTTGTCTTATGCCCCCTTTCATCTAACAGAAATTCGTGGTCTGTATACACATCACCATTAAACTCAACATCTAATAGTATTACAGGACGTTCTATGGGGGCTTCAGATGTCCAAGACCATTTACCTTGTTCAAACTTTGACATCTTAACTAGTTTGTGTGTATAGGTTTTACCAAAGGATTCCCATACGACATTTTTTCCTTTAACTTTCCATTTATCAGTATGCATTATGGCTCTAGCACTATTACCAGTATCAAAGTTAGCAACTATTTCACCCAAACCTTTTAATTTCACTCTCTCAAATCGACCTATCTCCTGTGCAACAGGGATTCTATTTTTTGGATTTGAAAAATAATCAATAACTTGTTTAACTATATT